CCTGAACTTGAGGAAGCGGTGAATACGTTACTCAGACAGGTTATGAACGATAGCACTGCTAGTTTGACTGACAAGACTAAGGTGCTTGACCGCGCATTGAAACTGGAACAAATCAAACAAAAGATTTCAGACGATGAGTGGGGAAAAGGTTTTTATAACGATGAAGAAGGAGAGTAATTATGTCGGAAGGAATGATTTTGAGAATCGTCAGGATGGCGATGGAAGTGCTGTCTATGCGATTGTTGACCATCTTATCTATGGCGATGAGTTTTGCGTTGGCAGTTTGGACGATGTTCGAGCCTTCTTGGGAGCGTATGGCGATGGCAGCGTTTTTTGCCGTGTGCGTCTATTTACCTTGCATTAGCATTGAAAAAGGAAAGAAAAATGATGAAGTTAAAGATCAGTAAAACCGCCATGTACATGAACGGAAACGGGAATGGCAACGGTGAGTACAAGAAAGGGCCAGCAGGTGAAGCGTATCGTCCGGCAGTCATCACTGATGCTTGCGGTCATATGCAGCCTACCCGCCGCCAGCCTCAAGGTTTTGTTGGCGTATGGGATTACTCTGGCTCCGGTAACGTAAAGAAGTCACCGACTTCTAAACCGGGAAACGGACGCTAAATAATGGCAAACAACATAGCATTTCAAGAGATGGGAAAGACGGTTCGGATTAACGTCAGCACCACAGCAAATACCGTAGCAATAGACGCAGACTCTCCTTGCAACCAGTTGCGTATTCACAATGGAACAGCCGCAGAGGTTTTCATTCGTTGCGTAAACACATCAACTGCTAACGCTGCTATACCTGTTGCTAACACATCTGCCTATGGTATGGTGCTGCACAATAATGCAACCGTAGTTGTTACTGCCCCACGTATTGCAACAGTAGAGGGTGGATATACATTCTACGTATCAGCAATTGTTGCATCTTCAACGGCAGTAATTTATGTTACTCCGGGCGAAGGATTGTAATAGTGTTTGATCCAGTAACAATCCTTGCTGCGCTTGGCCCACTAGCGGTTGATCTAGGGAAATCCCTAATCAATCGTTATGTAGCGCCTGATGTTTTTAAGCCAGCAACGATTGATGACTACACCAAGATGCGTAGCCTTGATCTGGAAATGTTCAAGGCCATGAATGATGCTGGTGGATCAAACCAATCCTACCCTTGGGTAGAAGCCATCGTCAGGATGCAGCGCCCATTCGTGGCTGCTGTCGTTCTTGCTACGTGGGCAGGCATGACCATCACTGGTCAATCCTCTGAGTCTGTGAATAACTTTGCTGCTGCCATAGGGTTCTACCTATTTGGTGACAGAACACTTTTCTATACCCGTAAGCAGAAATGATTGATTGGGGAAAGTATCCAAACTTCAAGGCTGCTGAGTTTAAGTGCCAGCACTGCCAAGCGGACGGTATTCGGTCTGAACTCTTAGACAAGTTGCAGGCCATGCGTACTGAGTACGGCAAAGGCATGAAGATCACCTCTGGCTATCGTTGCCCACAACACCCCATTGAGGCCAAGAAATCGGCTCCCGGCGCTCATGCTTTAGGTCTAGCAGCCGACATTGGCGTGGAAGGTGCAGAGGCTCATAGAGTGCTTGCGCTTGCTTGTAAGCATGGGTTTAATGGCATAGGGGTTCAGCAAAAAGGTACGGGGCGTTTTATTCATGTGGATGTGGCTACCACTGAGTTGCCGCGCCCGACTGTGTGGAGTTACTAATGGCAAAGAAGAACGTATCTCTAGCCGTAGGACGGGGCGAGAAGTTACCCGTAAGCAAGGGCGCTGGCTTAACAGCCAAGGGTCGCGCTAAATACAACCGGGAAACCGGATCGAATCTTAAACCACCTGCTCCAAACCCAAAGACCAAACGCGATGCGGCACGGAAAAAGTCTTTCTGCGCTCGTAGTCAAAGTTGGAAAGGGGAGCGTGGCAGGGCTGCTCGTAGACGATGGGGGTGTAGATGAAAGCAAAAGGACTGTATTACAACATTAACAAACGCCGTAAAGAAGGCAAGACTCCAAAGAAGCCCGGACAAAAGGGCTACCCAACACGTGAGGCTTTTGTGCGTTCTGCCAAGACTGCACGTAAACCACGCTAACTTCTCCTTCCCTGCCCTCCTTCAGGCAGGCTTGAACCCCCCCGGTCTAGTGCTGGGGGTTTTTTTATTTAAGTCTATTAACCTGATCGCAGATTACGCCTGCGATTAGCGCACGTTCCTCTGCCGTACCATCAATCATCTTGCAGATCACGCGATCATTCTCAGTAATGATCTCAAGACTGCCATCCCTGCGCGACATAACAGCCCAAGGAAATTGGCACATATCGACAACCCACTGCGGTTCGCTACCCACCTCATGCTCCCACCTCTGACGGTCATCCTCAATCTCATCTTGTAATGTAGTCATTCTTTGTCTCCGGGGTTTCGACTAACTGGCCTGAAAAGTTGTAAGTGCCAAAGTGTCCAATCTTGCACCAAGGCGCTGCCCATACGGTACCACCGTGTTTGCGCCACTCATGGCAAAAGTGGTAATCTTCACTGAGGAGCCGCTGGCTTTCAGGGTCTATGCTTTCCGTAAAAAACCTGTAGACGGGCTTGCCTCCGGGCATATGGCTCATATCGTTTCTAAAGATTGGCGTGTGTTCAGCCATCTTCTCAAACACTTCGCGCTTAATCAACATGATCCCAGTGCCACCAGCAGCCACTTGAAATGGCTGGTTCTGCGGCACAGAGATGCTCGATGAACCGCTAAGTAGGTTTACAACAAATGAACCCGTGAACTTGGATAGATCAGCCTCACCTCTTAGTGCTGCCTCCTTGACCGTACCCCAGTTGATTTCTTTCTTTGGGCAGATACCTACAATGATTTCCTTGTCAGCCATCAGCATATGGTAGATGTCTGAGCCTCTCCACTGCTGGTCTGCGTCAATGAAGAGCAGGTGCGTATTGTCAGTCTCTAAGAATTGATTGACCAAGTTGTTTCTAGCCCGTGTAATCAGGCTTTCGTTAAACATGAAAGCGCAAGACAATCGTATGTTCTTGCTACTAAATATGCCTGACATATCAAGCAATGACTGCACAAAGACTCCGGTGCAGTTACCGCCATACATCGGTGTAGCCAAAAAAATTTTATGTTTCTGCTCTTCCATGCTCTCTCCGTATTAGTGGGGGATGACCGAAACACTGTCCCCCGGCAATGTCCTAATCGCCATCCTTTACGGAAGGCTGCACCTCGGCCTGTGCGGGGGGTAATTCGTTCCCCAGAAATTTCAACATATCCTCCCACCGTACCAATGCAAGCGACTTCTCTCCGTCTGCCCTCATCACCACGATGGGAGTCTGCCCCTCTTTACATGATGCCTCTGCCTGCTTAATGAACTCATACACAGCAATCTTGCGTCTACGCTTGCACTCAATCACAAACCGATCAATGATGATGTCACCCTCGCCAGACTCTTGATACTGTACAAGATTACGTCTGGTCTTATAGCCAAGGATCATGTACAAATCATGGACTATATCGCGCTCGTACTGCGCTCCACGCTGACGCTGTAACTTACCCATTAAAACGGTATGTCATCATCGTCATCAAGCGACTTGCTAGGCACGGGCTGCACGTTTTGCTTGTAGCCGGGATCGGGCTTCCAGTTATCTTCCTTCAGGCTAATCAGCGGCCCCTTGGCAGATTGCTTCGTCCACGCTGCAATCTTGACTACTTCACCAGCAGCATAGTCACGTTCTAGTTTCAATTCTCCCTTCCAATCCGGGCCACTGCCCGACTCACCTTTTTTGTGGTTAGTGAATAGTACCCCGGTTCCAGCCTGTCTATCTTGTGGTTGATACGCCATCTTACTTTCCTTTCGCCAAATGATAACGGGCAAATATTTTCCCGTTTTGTTTTACATCTTCCGTAATAATGTTATGCCCTCTGTCTCGCAAGTCATCAATCCTAGCCGCCAGCCTAGCGCAACCAAAGAGAGCCAATGCTGCAACGTGAGTGATCGTATTGCCTGCTTCTAAATATCGTAGAATCATCTCGTTTTGGCTCACTTTGGTTTTTACGCGACTTGCCTCTATAACTGGCGCTATTACTTTGGGAGTGTATCTGCTGCTGCCTTTGCCAAACCAGCGCTGATACGATCCCAAATCTCTACGTGTACGCCTTGTAAGGCATTGGCAATTGGCTCATTGACACGCGTTAGGTCATTGATCTTTGCCACCTTGTCTTGCGGGTCAATCTTCTTGCTATCGAGAATCTTGACACCCATCTTCTCAAATGAGGCCAGCCAGTTGTCCGGGTCTGTGTGGTAAGAATACGGCTCATCTGATCCGGGTACCATCAATGCCCAATCACCCTGTGGTTCAGAGAGAATCGTAGGTATTGCCTCTGCCTGCGGTATTACGATACTTTCCTTATGGGCATGAGGGATTGTTTCGACTTCGGTTTCATCGAGCATCCCCAATCCGCAATGAGCAAGCACTGATCGGCGTATTGCTTTGGTAGTTGCTTTGAGAACTCCGTTAGCCAGCGCATCGCCTCTGAGTCCGGCAATGCTGACGGCACCTTGATTTTCGCTAACTCTGCCATCAGCCCCGGTAACTCGGACGCTGACAATGTAAATATCATCGACACGTTCTTTACCCGTAATCTGAGTTGACAGTTTGTGGATGTTGCAGAGTTGTTGCGTGGCTCCCGCGTTGGCATATAGCACCTGCTTTCCTGATAGGTTCAGCAGGTCAAACGGTTTGGCGCTAGGGTCTAGGCCAATCTGCTTACAGCGGTAGTTGTAATACTGCACCTTCTGAACTTGGTTTAGCCCCGACAAGTCCCCTTTGGTTACGATTGATTCGATAATCGCTGGATCAATAATAGCGACTTCACCCTTTGGCATACTGATTACGTTACTCATATTTAGCCCCTCATTTCGTTAGGAGAAAAAAATCCAATTTCATGCAAACACGCTTCTACGGTTTTCAAAGACTTTTTGCTCAAGTTTGGAATTTTAAGCATAGTGCGTCCAGAGTCCCTTGACCACATCTTGCCAATGCTGTAAGCGTCAGTTAAACCTTCTGCCCTCAAGCAGTTTGCAGAGCGAACATCAAGACCTCCGGGCCAAAAAATAAGTTTATCTAGCGTTAGAGACTTCATTCGCATCTCAAAATCGCTGTGCTCCACCAATTCTTTGTTTGTGTCTTTTCTTTCCGACTTTAGAGTTTTATACAGATTCATCAGCGTTACGCCTTCTTCGGCGCTAACAATCTCAAAAGTAATTGTCATCATTTGATTAGAAACCTCCTACTTCCCGGCTGCTCGACTACAAACTTCTCATAAGTCTCTGGCAGTGCTTGCTTGAGCAGATCGGCACTAAACCTTTTGCTAGACTTACTGGTTTTCCAAGTGGCTAGAATCGAGCCATCAAAGGCTTTGAGCGTGGCCTTGGACTGCATGGCTGCTTGGATCATTTCCTTTAAGCCTTCCTCTGCTTCCTCGTATTCCTTCATCTTGGCTTTGATCTGCCCTAGTTGCTGGCAGGCTAACTCAAGGGCAGCATTGGCTACCATGTCCTGACCATCATCCACCTTATAGATGTCTTTAGTAACGTCAGCCATCGTCTGCGGGTTCCAGTTGCGAGTCTGCACCTGCGCCCAGAACTCAGCCATAGCCCGGATATGAGCCTCTGCCTCTAGTTGCGTGAAGTTTTGCGGAAAGTGGCATAACTCCTGACCGCCGAACAGCACCACAAGGATGATGTTTTGCACCCCTTCGTGGACTATCTGTTCATGCATACACTGAGCGCGATACTTCTCAGAGATCATCTCAGTGCCATCGTCACCATACTTCTTGCGCTGGTGTACGCCAAGGTTCTTGACCTCGTAAAGAGTCTTACCATCGGCGCTGATGTAGTCAAAGTGTGATGCAAGCCAGTTGTGCTTTGGATGTCTTAACGCATAGTCTGCGTCTTTGAACTCCCATCCCCATCGGCCTGCTGCGATCCGCATGATTGGTTCTTGCATGAGCAAGCCCATTTGTACGGGTTCTACGTCTGATAGATCAGGCTTTTCCTTCTGCCCAATCTTGGTTAAGTAAACCTCCCCACCTTTACCCTCGGCAATCATGCCTGCATCTGATGACCAGATAGCCTGATCGCGTACTGCCAAGTCTGCTTCGCTTAGTGCCATATCAGCCCCCTCATGTGTTAGCGAAATTAAATACTACCCAAAAAATATCGTTTATGCAACATAGGTCTATTTAGTTTAAGCCAAGATTCTGCCTGCATCGTGTTTTTACTATCGGCACCCAAACCACGGCCTATGGTGCTACTTCCAACGTGATGCACATAGGCGCGGGATAAGAAGTGTTTATAGCCATCCTGAGCCATGTCAGCGCAAGCCACGTTGTCGCTGTAGAAATTGATCGGCGGGAATCCGGGGAACCCCTCCCGATCCACACTGGCGAACAAGGGAGCAGTCCATTCCACCTGAGCAATGGTTTCCTCGCTAGCCCACTTCATGCCTGCCCATGTGTCGTTATCTTGCTTGGCGCGGATGTTTTGAGGCATGGAGGCCATGTTGCTTCGCGCTGAGACAAAGCCCACCTTATGCCCCTGCTGCTTCAGAATCACCCGATCATGGGTCAATAGCCAGTAAGTATTAGGATCGAGTACAACGTCATCATTGGCAATAATGGCTGTCTCATGCCCATCGAGCCAGCACTGTGTGATTGCGTAGTTGTAGGAATCTCCAAAGTTAGACTTATCGTTTTCCCCTAGCCACTTCACAAAGTCCCAGCACTGGATCGTATTCCAATCACCGTAGACATAGACCTGTGTTTCCCGTGGAACGTACTGCTCAATGCTTGCGAGTAGTACGTTTATGCTTTTGCTGCCCTTTGTCGCTATGACTATCGGTGTCACGTTCTTCTCCATATCCACATTTAAACCCCAAATAGATGACCAGCACGATGAATCCTATGCCAATCAATGCCTCATACACGTTTACACCTCTTCGATCATAACCTTGACACGCACTGGTGTAGCCTTCAAACGAACCCAAAAGGGGTTGTCTTCAAGCCATGCGGCTGCGTGTCTCTGGGTACGAAATAGCAGGGTCTTGAGTGGCTGTGTAGGGTCAGATAGGTCTTGCACAAAGCCACGCTGGTACTGCAAAGCCCAACATAGTTTCTTCATTTCTCGCCCCTCCAGATCAGGATAGCCACGATGACAAAGAATATCATCACCGCCCATGCTATCTCTTGCGCTGCCTCTGCTGCGTAAGGAGTTCTTAACCACCAACCATAGTCAGCAGGGTTCATGGTTCTTATCCTTAATTAACTGAACCTGACAATTCAAATGTAACCTTGCTGGTCTTTGCTCGTATTCGTTCCAATAACCATCTTTTGTTTTAGAGTAAATTTGCCCTGTTCTCACCAATACAAACCTTTCGCCTAATTTTATTCTTGAAAGACTAATTTTTTCTCCACAATAAAACCCCGGCACATAAGCCACAGGCTCATGTTCAGATGTGCAGTAGTTAGGCTTGCCCCCGCAGTAGGACTTAACTGGCGGTTTCTCTGTCTGCGCTAGTGCTTGGCGTAGTGCTTCTTTGATTGCAACCTCCGTATCTTCAAGACCATAAGCATCTTCAAAATACTCCAACGCCATCTCTGCTGCTTTGCGTAGGTCTATATTCATTCGTTCACCATATCTACGATACGCTGGATCATAGAGCAGTGATGACGTAACTCAGTGGCTACGCCATCAATCTCAGTCCAATCTGGTTTGTAGGAGTTGCGGCTTAAACGGTTTAACTCAGTCATTAACTTGTTCATCTGAACAATATGGTTGCCCAGATCGAACAGCATAGGATCTACGTGTACTTCTTTCATATCAGCCCCCTGATTGATTAGTCTAAACGTGCTTCTTGGTCTAACTGCAATCTGCGTTCCTTGGCCTTTGTAAGCAGGTCTGCTACCTCTTTCGCCTCTTGCCTGATTTGATGCAATCTCTCAGCCAGTTGACGCTCTACCACTAGGCTTTGCAGTGCTATGTCCATTGCCTCTTGGATACTGTATTCACGCTGTAAATTCATGGTTAACCTCCGTTGATTAGGTATGTGTAAACGTCTACACGCTATGAACCGTATACCCATGTTTCATCACTGTCAAGTACCTTGTTGTATTTTTCTCCATTTTCTTGTTTAGATATGACGCGGAGGTTTGAGGGTACGTGCAGGCCAGATACGGAAGCCCCCCGCAGTGGATAGATATGATCGACAACGTACCTACAGCCAGTGGCCTCGCTGAGGTGTATGGCTTGCAGGTACATGGCTTTCATCTCTTGCCAATCTCCATCTGTGAGCCAGTGCGGTATGCAACGGCTTGGAACCGATACTGACCTACCAATCGGATTGGTCTTTTTATGCGCTGCGGTTTTGGTTTTATGGCAGGTTTTACAAACGGAATACAGCCCGTCTTTGGTTGTGTACCGTGGGTAAAACTCTGATCTGTCCTTAGTTTCTAGGCATGACTTGCACTGTTTCATGGCTACTCCTTGGTTGTGGATAACCAAAGGATAACACAAGGATAACTTTGTCTGGATATAGCCTATATACGTCTTATTACGGGCGTATACTATATGACATATAGTAGAAATATAGGACGTATACTATACGCCCTTACCTAGATTACAAAACATATAGCCTATAGGTTCGGATGGGGTTGTGGATAACTTTGGGACTCGCAGGGGGAACGCCCAACGGATGAGCCAGCAGAGTGTGGTCAGTGTGAAATCCTAAATTCTAAATTTAGGACAATCGCAAAGTGCAACGCCCTAAAAACTAAATCTTGAATTTTTTTGGGATTGCAAGTGCAATCTCATTTTTGGAAAGTAGGGGATAGATGCAAGGCAGCACCATAGGCGCAGAGCATACGCACAGGTACTATATCGGGGACGGGACATATAAGGCCATGGCAAGGCCGATAGACTCTCGCCTATGCCCTACCATTACCACATAAGAGAAAAGCCCCCGTAGGGGCTTTTTATTGGGTTTAATCGCCTATTGTTTCTCTCACTATCCTATTGCATATGTTTTTATCGTGATCAGTCATGGATTCAATGGCGGCCCGGATAACGTCAAATTTTGCTTGTTGCGCGTCTAATTGACTACGATTATTTCCGTTTAACTGTTGGTGAGTTGTTTCAATGCTTGCTTGCTGTAAGCGTTCAAAGTCTACTAAGCGCAAGCGCGACAGATAAGCGCTCAAAATTCTATAATGATCGGATTCGTTCATAAAAACCCCATTAGGAAACGCCGGGGAAATTCCCGGCCCGTTATCCCCTACCCCGTAGGGCAACGGATAAAAGGCCGGAAACTAGGCCGTTATGCGCTCATAAATAACGGCATCAATACATTCACAAGGTAAGCCAAAGGCCGGATTATTGGAAAAATAACGCTCATAACCCCATTCGATATGGAACCGATCATTGGGCCATTCTTCTAAAAAATAAGACAATTGTTTACATTCTTTCCGGGTTAGGCCCGAAAAATCCCCGTATTCAATCGCGCTAACGGCCCATTCTGGAATCGATAAACTGTCGTAATGTTGTAGCATGGTTTTACCCCTATGGTG